CAACGGTTTTTTGGGTTCAAAGATTCCCAATAAGCACCGAGCGGTGCCAATATTGTTTTATCCCAAATGATTTTACCGTCTTTAAAGAAATTTAGGTCAATTGCGCAGCGTTTTAAGTGAATCGAATTTAACGTCTTTGAGCGGCCTGTATTGACGTAAATGGCCTGTTGCTCAGGGGTGCGAGCTAATTCGCCCCCAGTGACCTGAAAACCCTGCTCTGTGGCGTGCTGGATGAGTTTGCAGGCGTCCAGCAGAAAGGCGGCTTGTTCTTGGCTAAGGCTCATTTTTTGCTCCTCATGTCTGCCAGCTTCTCTACTGTCCGACCACCAAAATACGCGAGGAAGATTATTTGGCCCCACTGGCCCAGCAAATTTACATAGCTTTCTTGTGCGTTGAAACCGAAGGCCGACATCATGGTAAACAAAAAGAACGCCACAAAAATAGCAATTAGGGCCATTGGTCGAATGTTCTTGGACAGCCACGAGTCCGACGACATATCAGCCTTCCAGCGGTCGGTGACGTTGTTGTCTTCAGCCACCTTGGCAGCCAGCAAAGCTTTCAGCTCTTCCTGCTCCAGTCGGGCCTTTTCAATGCCAAGCTCCAGCAAGCGCTCTTCGTGGTCGTACTGAAGCTGGCGCAGCTTGCTGACCTCTTCGGGGCTTGGGTTGTCGGAGATCTTGACGCCGAGGGCGTTCTCGACAACCTCCTTGCCCTTTGCTTGGATTGCAGATGACAAAAGACCCAAGCCGTTTTGAGCAAGGGTCCCGAGGAGTGATGCAACGATGGGGATCATGTCAATCTTTCCCAGTTACGGTTTTAAGTGACTTGGACACTGGAACTTTTTCTTCCAAGATGGCAATGTGCATTCGATTTTCAGCAATCTGATCTCGGTTGCGTTGAATTTCTTTTTCAAGGTCTTGGCGTAATTTTTCACGGGCCAGTTCAGCGCCAGTATTCGACGCCTGCTTGTTGTCCGATGTGACAACGAGCGAAATTTTGCTGTTGAGGATGGTGACCTCATGAGCCAAGTTGGACAAGGCGCTCATGAGGTAAACGACACAAGAAAAAAGCAGAGGCAAAAGAGCAAAAGTTATCTTCTCAATGAGTTGACCTTTGGCCTCCATGTTCTGAATTTTCTCCTCGCTCATTTAAATCCCCAGTAGTTTTTTGACAAAGTCAGCAGCGACGCCGGGGCCAAGCAGTACGGCCAAAATGACCACATACAGCAGGCGCTCGATCTTGGTCATACGCTTGGAGCCGTCGTCAAAACGGCCCTGAATATTCTCATAGCGCTGGGCGCAAATGGCCTCGTGGACGCTCAGGCGCTTGTCGGTTTCCGAGGCAAGTTCATGAACGTCGGCCATCAGTCAAACCCACGAAGTGTTTTCGCCAAACGAGCGCGTTGACCAAGCTTGCCGGGGGCCTTGGCGGCCTTTTCCAGCTTTTTTGCAGGAATCGTCTTGTCCATAGGGACGTGCAACGACTTCTTCAATGCGCCGGGGTGCGTGATCGCTTTTTGAATCCACTTCGTGGCCATGATTTACTCCACTGCTGGAGCCTCAGCAGGAGCTGCGGGAGCAGCTTGAGCTTGGGCTTCTTGCTGAATGCCGTTGATGAGTTGAGCTACATCTACAAATTTTTGGTTGCCCAAATATTGCAGTATTGCGTTGACCAGTTCTGTTGAAAGGGTGATTTTTTGCATGAAAGACTCTCCGTGTAATTGCCGCTGTTAGGGCCAGCGGTTTGCCCTTTTGCGATTATGCCTCGACAGGGGGCAACCAAGGAAGTGGTGGCTGAACAATTGGTGGGTTAATTGACAGATCAATGCTGGCTTGAATTTGGTCTTCTACCGCTGTTTTGTCCACGCCGTTGGCCCAGCACCAGCCAAGCACCTGATCCTGCGTCAATTGATCGTAAGGCGTAAAAGAACCTTCAGGCATTGGGAACGAAACCGTACCATACGCCGTGCTTGTGTATTCGATGGCTGGGGTTCCAGACGCCTCCGCACCGTTACAACGCCAGCCAGCTTCGACCACTACATCGGTGTAGGAACCTTCGACTGGTTTGACACTCATCCATTCGATGACCCAAGTAATTGTTGCACTCATTATGAACTCCTTGAAAAATTAAGTGATTGTGATAAAGGCTGTTTTGCCAGCCGATTGACCAGCGTCATCAACCATTACAGTAAGGCCACCGGAGTTGCCAGCGTTAGCAATCGTGACTGTAAATTGAACTGCCGAACCTACAACCGTTGCCGCACTGACAGTGGTATTGCCAGAATAGACGTTAAACGGGGTTGTAATGTTGTACGCGCCTGTGTGCCCGCCGTAGCAGAACATTGAGTTTGCATAGCCAGTACCCGCAGAACAATAGACAGCAACACGGATGTCCATACAAGCAACAGAACCGTCACTTGGATAAACTTTGACTGTGTATGTGGTATTGATGTTTACGCCAGTAGACCGGGTAAGTCTGCTGGTTGCACCAGAATTTCCAAGACCCATTGCGGCAAGACCGTTTGCGGCGGCTACACCGGGATATGTGGTTCCTGCATAAGCATCAGTGAATGCTTGTGTTGTACCAACCTGCAACTGATTTGTATCGGCATTCAATGCCATCAATTGATCGCCGTCGGAGTAACCTTTGCCGTTGTGCTTCCATGTGTAGGCACGTCCAGTCTGACCCGTTGCCGAGTCAATTTGGAAAACCAAGCTGTATTTGGAACTGATAGTCGCGTTGTCGGTACCAATAAAACCAAGAGAGGACTGAGTGCCATCGGATGGTTGTAAGACTTGCAATAAACCGTAGTTGCTTTGAGCGGCGTTTGATCCAATAACCACCGAGCCACCAGATGTGATACGAACTCGCTCACCGTTCACGCCATCAATAGCGGTTGCAAACGCAATTCCAGAGTCTTGAGTAGAGGTAGTCCCCGTGTACAAGCCCTCCGTCACAAACATTATGTAACCAGCGTTGTAAGCGTTTGTTCCATCGTTAGAAAACTGACCGATGATTCGATAACCCTGCTGTGTAGCAGTAACGCCAAGGTTTTGTAAGGTTAAGACACCATACCCGTTGTCGTCGTAACGCATGGTCGTGAAACCTGTGGTTCCGATCTGAACATATCGAGTTTTTGGGCTGAGTTGCCCAAAGAACGCCCCACCACTAACAGTCAGTCTGGCTTCGTTGCTTGCTGTTCCAATCAACAGATACCCAGTGCTGCCGTCAAGGCGCATCCACTCAGTGACGCCGTTGTAGTTTTGCCATTTGTACCCGTTGGGGGTTCGCATGGTCAGGGTTTCACCAGACCCAATGCCATTCAGTTCATTCCAAAGGCCGGTTTGAATTGTGCTTGCAGCACCAACAGCGCCACGGTTAATCAGAATACCGTTGTAATCGCTTGTGCTTGTAGAACCAACAACAAGCGTAGCCTGCGAACTGGTAGATGCGTTATAGCCAACGGCAAGGCCGTTTGCATCCAATTTCATTCGCGTGCCATTTGACGACGAACCCGCATTGCCCCAAGTCTGAACCCCAGTGTTATCAACAACGTATCGCGTTACATATGTAGAACCATCAGCGGTGTACAACTGAAACTGACCCGCGCTTGCGCCAGCGGTAATAAAACCCAATTTACCGATTCCGCCGTTGGCAGTTTGGAATTGAATTGTTGGCTCAGCAGAGCCAGCCGCGCCGTAGTAGATGTTCAACATGTTCTTGGAAGTGCTTGAACTTCCAGAGGCATAAATCTCCAGTGGGTATGTGTCTGTTGTAGAGCCGCCAATTGAAACAGCTTTGTTGGCGTTGATACGCATTGCCAAGTTAGTGTCTGCACCAAGCGGCACAGAAGACGAATTAGGCATGAAATCAATGTTGTACAACGCAACATGGGTCAATGAGCCAGTGCTTCGCAAGAACAAGCCTTGACGTTGGTCTGCGGAGATTGCTCGCAAGCCAATATAGCCGCCATAAGTAGCATCAAGGGACGAGCGACCAATTGTCAGGCTGTTGGTAATACCGGGGTCTGCGGCAACCGCAGTCCACAACGATGCCAAACCAGTTGGTCCAACAGTGAAGCGAAGCGCAGGAGTGTATGCAGTTCCTGCGGTTAAATCATTACGACCAAAGAAACGGAAGTTGCCTTGGTAACCGTCAATAATGGATGCAGAAGTTTGGGAAGCAACCCAAGAGCCAGAATTTGAATATTGCGTGTCAAAACCAAAACCTTGGTATGTTCCTGCCTTAATGGAGTTGGTATAGATGCCGTCTGCGTAACCGCCGCCAGTGCCTTGCGCATAGTCAACAGCAAGGAACTGCCAATTTTGACCCGTGCCTTGACCAGACGTAACTGTTCTTGAGAACCAACCACTGGCAGGCCGCGTTGCACCGTTTGCCCCAATCGTGTAGGTGTTGTCTGTAAACAGCAGGTTGCCACCAAGGAAACTGTTTCCAGCCGCCACATACAAAGCATATGGGTTGGTGATAGTGATGTTGGTGCCTGCGCTTGGAGCGCCTGCAATGTACAGGGTCGATGCGTTGGTATAGGTCACCGAAGCGTTGGTGGCGGCAATCGGCGTAATACCCATTGCAACAACCGCACCGGCCACATTGGTGGCGCTTGCGGCAGAAGTGACGTCAGTCGCAGTGCCAGTGCCAAAATACATCTTCGCAGGAGTCGCAGGTGCAAATACAGCAGTGCCGTTGAAGTTGGAATCGCCCAAAGTCAACGTCTTAACCAACGTGCTAAAACCGGTGTTTGACAAACCGGCTGTTGATAGCGTCGTGCCGTTAAAGGTCAAGTTTGCAGAATCGGTTTCAAGGCCCGCAGTTGAGCTGTAAACCACGCGTCCGGCCGTGAGGCTGGTGTTGGTAATTGACGAGCTAGAAACGCCTGTGAGGCCCGTCAGAGACGTCACCCACTGAGGCGCAGTACCAGACGATGTCATCACACGGTTTGCCGCGCCGATGGCCAAGAAAGTGGTCGTGTCAACGGCGGACTGGTACGGGACAGATCCAGCAGCGCCGCCAGCTAGGTTGTTGGCTGTTTGAACAACAATGCTGGTCGGCGCGGACCACTGAGGAACCGAGCCGGACGATGTCAAAATGTAATTGACAGTGCCCACAGAAAGCTTGGACAGCGTGTTGGTAGCCGAGGCATACAGAATGTCACCTTGGGCATAAGCAGACTGCGCAGTACCGCCATAGGTCGCACCAAGGGCGTTGGTGAGGTTTAACGTGGTCAGCGTGGTGGTGCTTGTGGCGCTGTTGAACGTCATCGCAGCGTTACCGGCCAGCGCACCGCTGTTGTTGTACTGGATCTGCGTGGTCGAGCCGCCGATAGTACCGGCACCCTTGGTTGCAATCACCTGAACAACACCGCCGTTGTCCTTGTAATACAGCTTGCCGTCAGTGATGTTGATTGCCAGCTCACCGTTGGCCAAATTGCCAGACGTCGGCGCTGCCGAGGCAGTTGTCGAGTAGTAGAGTTGGATCGGTGTGTAGTTCGTTGCAGCCATATTTTTTCCTCAGAAAGTTCCGCCAGAGATGCCAGACCAAGTCGGGCCAGTTGCGCCCGCAGTCAGCACATAACCTTGCGTTCCCAGTGCTAGTTTAGACAATGTTGTTGACCCACTTGCGTAAAGCGTGTCGCCGACGGTGTAACTCGTCAGGTTCGTGCCACCCAAATTCACAGGAACAGTGTTCAAAGAAATCACCGTTCCAGTGATGACAATCGGAGAAGTCCCCGTATAAACCTGAGACGAGCTGAATTCAGCAAATTGAATGTTGGAAGTGCCAAATGTAATGGTCCCTGCTGGGGCGCTCAGAACATAAGCAATGCCTTTGTTGACCGTACCGTTTTGCGTGAAGAAGTAATCATTCAAGCTCAGTTGATTTGCCCCGGGGCCATAAGTGTCGGCGTCCGTTGCGCGAGTCAACACAGTGCCGCCAGTGGCCCATGTATAGACGCCGTTGTAAGTCTGGTTAACCTCGTCCTTGACCAAGATGCGGTTTGTATTGAGCAGCGTATAACCGTCCAAAACAGTCAACGCCACAGACAGCGTGATGGTTGCGCCAACGCCAGCAGTGCCGTTGTTGTAGGTGACCGTGCCGCCTGTGGTTGAGGCAAGGCTGGCAGTCGTTGCCGCCTGCACCGGCTGGTGATAAGTCAGCGCAGTTGAAGCGGCCGCGTCCACATACTGCTTAGTGGCAAGCTGGAGGGCTGTCGTGGGGTCTTGAGTGACCGCAACAGAAGTCAAACCACCAAGCGTGAGAGAAGTTGCGCCAAGAGAAATAGCGGTCGTACCAATGGTCAGCGAGCTATTTGTCAGCGAGGCGTTGCCAATGTTGGTAAACGTGTTGGTCGAGCCAGACATTGATTTGTTGGTCAATGTCTGAGTTCCGGTCAGCGTCACCACGGTGGTGTCAATCGCCACAGTGATTGCAGCAGAACCGTTATAACTTGTGCCGGTCAAACCTGTGCCAATTGTCAAGGTGAACAGGTTTGAGCCAAGCGACACGCCAGAAATGGTGCTGTTGACCAAAGACGAGTTGCCTATGTTGGTCAAGGTGTTGCCAACGCCACTGATGGTTTTGTTGGTCAACGTCTGGGTGCCAGTCAACGTGGCCACAGTCGAGTCAATACTGATTGTGCGTGCGGCAGAACCGTCAAAGGTCGTGCCAGTGTTTAACTGCAAGCCAGTGCTGACAGTCAAAGCATTTGTAGTCGTCGCGGTAATCGTGCCAGACGCACCCAAAGCAACGGTCACGCCGTTGTAGGTCACTGACGAATTGGTCAGGCTTGCGTTGGCAATGTTGCTCAGAGTGTTAGATGAACCGCTAATCGTTTTGTTGGTCAGGGTCTGAGTTGCAGTATTCGTAGTGACCGTATCAGAGGCAACAGAAGCCGCCGACATGTTGAACGTGCCACCCGTCACAGTCTTGCCGGTGAACGTCAAAGCAACAGGCAACGAAATGACGACGTTGGTTGTTCCCGTTGCGGTTATTTCGTTTGCGGTTCCAGCGACGGAAGCCACCGCGCCAATCGCGGAAGGCGTGATCGTCACATTGGACGCGGCAGTCAGTTGGCCCTGAGCGTTAACAGTGAACGACCCAACCTGAGTTGTGGAGCCATAGGAGCCAGCCGTCACCGTGGTGTTGGCAATTGAAATCGTGCCCGTGCCCGTGATAGGGCCGCCTGTGAGGCCCGTACCGGTGTCGACCAAGGTCACACCACCGGACAGCGAGAATTGACGCCACGCGCCTGCGGAATAGCCTTCGTAAGCGTTATCAGTGGTGTTGTAGCGGATCTTGCCGGGAACGCCAGAAGGCTGCTGGCCAGTTGTGCCAGACGGAACTTGAATTGCACCAGTGCCGGGAATAATTGGGTTTGAAGCCAGACCAATGGTCGGGTTCCCGGCCGTTCCATCAGCATTGTAGACGGCGGTTTGGTCCGCAACACCAAGCAAATAAGTGGCCGACAACGCCCCGGCGGACGTAATCGTCATCAAACCGTTGGCGCTCAAGTTGGCCAAAGCCAAAACTTGGCCAGCCAAAGTGATTGTTGGGTTGCCAGATATGCCGTCGCCGTTGGAAATAGACAGCCCAGCCCCAGAAACGGCGATAGAACGGCCCGTAATGGCCGTAGAAGACGTTTTTACTTGAAACCCAGTACCAGAGTTCACCAGAGACAACAAAGCGCCTGTGGTGCTGATATTGAAGAGTCCTTGAGCGCCAGCATCAGTGATGACCAAACCATTGGTCGCGCCAACGTAGCGGCTGTTGGGCAGTTGCGGAGTTTGAGTAACCGTCAGGTAGGTGTAAACCTGCGACGGGGCCGCAGCAATCGCGCCCGTGGTCGTCTGCACAGTGACGCCATTTTGAACAATAGGAACCGCTTCAGCGCCTGTGATAGCACCTGCGGCTGGCAGTTGGAGTATGGTTACTTGTGCGGACATTATGTGCTCGTATTGTCAGGTGGGTTCGGTGCAATAGTGTCCTTGTTCCCGGTCGATGTTGGAGTCTGGGTGTTCTGCTCAGTCGAGATCTGAAACACGTTGGTTTCTCCACCAGTGATCAAATAGTTGTCACCCGCGTTGATAGGCGCGTCAGGACGTGGAAACCGAATCGTTATCCTTTCGGTTTTACGAGCAGGCAGTCGGTACGGATCAAGCTGGTCGGCACACCCTTCATTGCAAACCCGAAGTCCCGGGAAATTGGGATCATTGCGCATGACAGCGTGCGGCCGCTTCATTTTGCAGCGGTCACATATCGCTATCGCGATGTCAGAGTATCCAAGGGTGTCCAAAAATACAGGCATGGATCACCTCGTGTAGACGCTGATGTTTGGCGCGAAGTAGATCGGCGACTTGTCGCGCTCTTCCTCTTCGGCCATAGCAAGGTACTTCTCAGCCTGACCCTCAAGATACTGAGTGCGGGCCATATCAACGCCGGGCAGCTCCAAGCTCATGCGGTGAGCCAGCATCATGACCACGGCCTCGTACCAGCGCTGCGGCACTTCCAGCTCGCCGTACAGGTCGCCCACATCCATGATCTGGCGCGAGTACCAAATGGTCATCTGATAGAAGGCGTTTTGAGGCGTTGGCCACAGCACAATCTCGCTTTGAGGAATCGTGCGGTTGAACCAGTATTGAAACGGCTGGTTGGCCGTGAAATTCTTGTTGGGCAAGTTGGTGAAATCGTCACGGTTCAAGCGCGACATGGTGATTTCAGTCGAGTTGTTGCCCAAGTACCATTCGCGCAGGTTCAGCGTTGTGCCGTTGTAAGCGCGAATGCGGTAGTACGGCACGGTCTGGCCGTTGGCAATATCGGTCCACACCCACTCGTTGTCGACCACCGTGATGGTCCCAAGGTCCGCAAGGGTCTGCCATGTAGCGTTGTCTTGCGAGTATTCGTAGATGAT